GTTGTGAAGCAGTGTGAGGACGAACAAGACGGAAAGGGGGCGGAAGCATGATGATTATACTACTGTTTGTATTAAGCATGCTGTACTCAGCCGTTATCCTCATCTGCCATCTGACAGAAGGAGAATCAGCTATCGCAATACTCATGTGGGTAAGCACCGTGGCGTTTCTACTCGCCGTCTATGACCCAACAAGACGTAGATAATGGCGAAGAAGAAACCAACTGAACCATTACACGACTACTTCACCGCCTTGTGTCGCTCCGATTTGCACGTGGATTGCATCAAAGAGTACAAGTTCCATCCTACAAGGCGGTGGAGATTTGATTACGCCATTCCTGCACACAAAATCGCTCTCGAGGTAGAGGGCGGTGTGTGGTCGCAGGGGCGGCACACAAGGCCGAAAGGGTTCCTCGGAGATGTGGAGAAATACAATACCGCCACGCTGATGGGGTGGCGTGTCCTTCGCACCGTGCCAGACGCCTTAATCTCCGGAGCAACGCTAAAAATGCTAAAAGAAGCCATAGAAGGGCCTTAAAGGGGGTGGAAAATTACCCTAATCGCAAATAAATTTGCGTTATCACGTTTATCAAATAAACATTTTGCGTAACTTTGCATGTGTCAACACAATGAGATACAGCTATGAGTAAGATGCAGGATAAACGGCAGATACAAGCCAAAGCCGCGAGACTTCAAATTGTCTCACGGCTTTGGCTGCGTCAGTATACGTACAGACAGATACGAGAAAAGGTGATGGAAGAACTCCATCTCAAAAGCTATGCAATAGGCACGGTAAAGAACGATATCGAAACGGCAAAGAAATTGCTTGATGAACGTGTTTGCGACAACATGGAGGATAACCTAAACCTGGAGCTCCATCGCATAGATGCAGCCTGTACGGAATTGTGGGAGGCATGGGAAAAGTCGAAGGAGATTAACGGACTTGGTACATCAACGTACATTACCGAGATACGCCAACAGTTGCAGGAACGCCGTAAATTGCTCGGACTGTATGCTCCGGAGAAGAAGGACGTGTCAGGAGGTATCTCCTTTGCCTCCTTCCTTATGGAAAGCGATGTGGTAGAGGATAACGAGGGACGATAAATCACCATCAATGGTAAAGAAAGAAGATCAACTGTTACAACAGCGAGGAATAGACCTCCTAACGTCGTGGCGGGCGGACTGGAACAAGTTCATCCGTGAGGCACTGGGTGCGAACCTCGACAAGGAACAGCAAGCCATTGTGGATTCCGTGCAGCACAATCCACGCACCTCCGTTACATCCGGAACGGCACGGGGAAAGGATTTTGTATCGGCTTGTTGTGCCGTGAGCTGCTTATATCTCACCCCACGATGGAACGCCAGGCACGAACTCGTAGAGAATACCAAAATAGCCCTCACCGCGCCGACAGACCGACAAGTGAAGAACATCATGATGCCGGAGGTGAGCCGTCTATTCTACAGAGCCAAACAGCGAGGGATAGACCTCCCCGGTATCGTAACTACCGACCGTATAAACACGGGAAATACGGAATGGTTCCTCACGGGATTCAAGGCAGATGCCAACAATCATGAGGCGTGGTCAGGATTCCACGCTGTCCATACAATGTTCATCGTAACGGAGGCTTCCGGTATTGCAGACAACATCTACGATGCCATCGAAGGTAACTTACAAGGCGATAGCCGCATTTTACTTGTGTTCAACCCCAATACCACGGTGGGTTATGCCGCGCGCACCCAGAAGGGCGACCGTTGGTCAAAGTTCCGTTTAAACAGTTTGTCAGCTCCCAATGTAGTGGAGAAGCGCATCATCATTCCCGGACAAGTGGATTACCCATGGATAAAAGACAAACTCGAGAACTGGTGTACCCCCATCAGCAAAGAGGAACGGATGGAGGAAATGGACGACTTCGAGTTTGAGGGACAGTGGTACCGCCCCGAGGACTTATTCCGAAAGAAGGTGCTCGGTAAGTTTCCGAAGGTGTCCGAGGATGTTCTTATCCCTCAGCAATGGATAGAGGCGGCACAAGACAGATGGACGGAACACTATGCAGCTCGCGAACAAGAACGCATGCTCGGCGTGGATGTGGCAGGAATGGGACGAGATGCCACCTGTTATGTGGAACGTTCGGGCCCGTGGTGCTCTACCTTCGAATGTCACAACTCGGGCGGTACGGCCGACCACATGACCGTTGCCGGACAGATAGCTGAACGCAGACGAAAACACCCATACATGTACGTGGCCATAGATACCATCGGCGAGGGCGCAGGCGTGTATAGTCGCTGCGTGGAGGTGGAACGGAAGCCTGATTACATTATCAGTTGCAAATACAGTGAGGGAGCAAAAAAGAGAAACAAAGAACTTACGGACATTACCGGTGAGTACAGGTTTGCCAACATGAGGGCTTATCTCTTTTGGTGCGTCCGTGATTGGTTGAACCCGAAGAACAACACGGGGGCAATGCTTCCTCCGGACGGGAAGTTTACCGAGGAGGCCACAGAAATACGATGGTCGTTTCGTTCGGATGGGAAGATCATCATAGAGCCGAAGGACGATATAAAGAAACGTTTGGGGCACAGTCCCGACCGCTTCGATGCACTGGCAAACACCTTCTATCCGGTAACCAACACGTTTGCGAAAACAGACCTTGACCGACTGCAACAACTTGTATAACATCCAAAACATATAAAACAATGCCGAATATTAAAGACATTCTAAACAGCGACATTTCCGAGAAGGACAAAATAAAGTGCCTTAAGGATAAGACCATTACCGTACCTGCGTGGGGTAGTGAGGAGGGACTTCGTATACAATACGACCCAAAGGAGCATCCGGTAAACAACAAACAGAAGTATCCGGATATCGTGAGACCTGACGGTATAGAGGAGGTTACACGTATTCCTCTCGACTTTCAGAGACTTGCCACAAAGCGCATGAGTGAACTTGTTTGCGGCATACCGGTAAAGCGTATCTACAAGCCCGAAAACGACCGTCAGAAAGAAATTGCGGCCTTCCTTGAGGCTATCTTTATGCGTAACCGAATAGACAGCGTGAACAACGAACGCATGGTGCAACTCTTCGCGAGCTGCGAGGTGTTTACACTATGGTACGCTGTAGAGCAGGAAAACAATATCTATGGCTTTGACAGCCACCTTAAACTGCGTTGCAGAAGTTTCAGTCCCATGAGCGGTGACGAACTCTACCCCTACTTCGACGAGTACGGAGACATGATGGCGATGAGTATAGGTTACAGACGGACGGTAGGAAACAAGACGGTTTCTTTCTTCGATACCTACACCGATGACCGACACATCAAATGGAGCAACTTAAGCGGCGAATGGGAAGTGGTGGAGGACGAGAACACCACACTCTTGAAGATACCGGGTATCTACGTCTTCCGCCCGACACCCATTTGGGAGGATACCAGTAAGATAGTCTACGAGATGGAGTGGGCGCTTTCCCGTAACGGTAATTACCTCCGTGAGAACAGTAAACCGAAGTTCGTTGTGTACACGGACGAGGCTATTAAATTCGGGGATGAGAAGAAGGGTACACGTGAGTTTAAAACGGTACTGCAATTTCCAAGTAACGGCAAGGCCGAGTATGTAACATGGTCGCAAGCCATTGACAGCATGAAGTTCTATATAGAACAGTTGCGTAGTTTGTTCTTTACCATGTTGCAACTGCCGGACTGGAGCTATGAGAAAATGAGCCAACAGGCGTTGTCCGGTGAGAGTAGAAAACAGATGTTTATCGATGCCAAACTAAAGGTGAAGGATGAGAGCGGCCGTTTGTTGGAGTTCTTCGATAGAGAGGTGAACGTGGTGAAGGCGTACTTGAAAATCATGCTTGGAGAGTCCTACTACAAGGATATTGATGCGTTGAAGATAGAGAACGAGATAACACCGTTCAGTATCAACGATGATAAGGAAACCATAGACAACCTTCTTGCGGCCAACGGAAACAAGCCTATCGTATCGCAGCGCGAATCCATCTCTATGTTGGGCTGGACGGACGATGCCGAGAAGACGCTTGCCGAGATTAACGACCAAGACAAATTAGAAGACTTAGGACTAACAGAGTAAGCGTATGCCACCGAGAAAGATATCCAGTGCAAAGGTTAAGGCTCGGGGTACTGTTACGAAACGGTGCTCCGATTGCCTGCACTCCTACGATTGGCAAAGTAAAGCCCTGGACGGCCATTTGATTCTTTGTCGATGCAAGAAGGACGAGGGGACGAAGTTTGGCAAGTGGTGCAAGTTCCTCACTGATCCTGCTTGCGAATTCTTCCAGGAACGGAATTTATAAAATCAGTATGCCAAAGATAAACAATAAATACGACCGCACTCATCTTCGCAATATGGCGTTGATGGATAAGCGCATAAAACTTATCTACAGTAAGGCTGCCGAGGAGGCGGCTAAAATTGGTGTGTCTCTACGTTCCTTCAATCCGGACAAGGTGTTCTCCTTCGATGATTATCCGGAAACGAAGAAGATGATAGACGAGCTAACAAATAGTCTTCACAACTCCATGGAGGCGGCTGTGGTGAATGGTGTGCGTTCTTCTTGGACGCTCTCCAATAACAAGAATAATGCGCTTTCACAGCGTGTTTTTGGTGATAATATTGGCAACCTGACGAAGGAACAGTACGCACGCTACTTCTCCAGTAATGGGGCTGCACTGGATGCGTTCCTGCTCCGTAAGCAGAACGGGTTGAATCTGAGCGAACGTGTATGGAGGTACACCAACGACTTCCGTAACGAGATAGAGATGGGGCTCGATTTGGGTATCCGCTCCGGCAAGGACGCTCCTTCTATGGCTCGTGAATTGAAACAGTATCTTCAATATCCCGACAAGTTGTTTCGCCGTGTGCGCGATGAGCATGGACAGTTGCAGCTCTCGAAGGCTGCGGCGAAGTTCCATCCGGGGCGTGGTGTCTACCGTTCCAGTTATAAGAATGCACGCCGTTTGGCGTCTACGGAGATAAACATGGCGTACCGAACGAGTGATTACCTCCGTTGGCAGCAAATGGATTTCGTGGTGGGGATAGAAGTGAAGACGAGCAACAACCACACACTGCTTGGCTCCGATGGTAAGCCGCACGAGTTTCTCGACATCTGCGATGCACTTGCAGGGAAGTATCCGAAGGACTTCAAGTTCACCGGATGGCATCCTCACTGCCGTTGTCATGCCGAGCCCATCTTAAAGACGGAGGAGGAAATGGACGAGGACACCGACCGCATCCTAAACGGCGAGGATACCACCAATGAGAGCGTGAACAAGGTGGAGGACGTTCCGCAGGCTTTCAAAGACCATATAGAGAAGTATTCCGACACCATTAAGGCGGTGGATAATGCTCGACTGCCTTACTATGTGCAGGATAACAGGGCGAGAGTGAATGAGGTGCTGGGGATAGCGGTGAAGGAATCTATTGTTTCAGTAGAGAAGGCGAAAGAATATGCAGCCATAGAAAAGGCATTGGGCATCACTCAGGGAGAGGTTATGAGCTTCGAAGAAGCAAACGAGATGAGAGGAAATCCGCACTATGCCGAAGA